CAGTGACATTAGCATTGGCTGTGGTAAGTCTATTTGTGACTACGTTGCCTGTTGTGCTGAAATTTTGAGTTGCGTTGAAGTTGGCAGCATTTACGTTGCCAGTGACTGAAACTTGATCGTCACTATTGATGTTACCACCACGAATGTTGCCAGTTGCAGTTATACCAGCAGAGCCTGCACTCAACGCACCCAGACTGATTACATTGCCACCAGTGACGTTGCCTGTAGCAGTGATCAATCCTGCAGTTTGTAAGTTTCCACCATTTACATTACCGGTCACAGTCACAAGTCCTGCTGTGACCAAGTTGCCGCCAGTGACGTTACCCACTGCGGTAAGTGTGCTAGAGCCATACACTGTGCCAGTTACAGCTAACGCATGCAACGGTGCCACATTGGCTATACCCACATTGCCTGAACTGCCAATCACAGTGATTCTTGTTGTGGGAGTTGCGGTGCTGCCAGTTTGAATTTGAATGTTGGCATTGCCATCAGTGTCTTCGTAAACTGCACGAATTCTTGCAGTAATTCTTGGCAATGCACCTGTACCGTCAGATGTGAACCATTCAATAGCACCAATGTTAGCACCAACTGAAGTTACTGCTATGTTTGAATCTTGAAATCTGATTGTTTGATTGCTGGTTGTGTTTGAACTATATGCTATCAACATGTTGCCGTTGACAATGGATATGTTGCCAGCGCCAGCAGCATTGGTGGTATACACTCCACCAGGGGTGTTGATATTTCCTGCGTCAACGTTGCCAGCAAATGCTACGGTACCGCTAAAAGATGTTCCTGACGGAGATACAACCATGACATTAGATACGCCGCCAGGATTGAATGTGATATTGCCGTTGATGGTGGGGATTTCAACACTGCTGGTACCATTAAAGATCTTGTCAGCATTGATATTGCCTGTTAACACTGCGTTTCCAGTCACAGTGAGGTTGCCCACAATGTTTACATTGGTACTTTGTAGGGTGACCAAATCGCCCGCATTTATGGTTTCTAGTGTGTAGTCGCCGCTGACTCGTTTGACTGTTGACATTTAAAGGTCCTTTGTGTTATTTATGCGGTCAAGCAAGTCTGACATGGGCATGTTTCGTAAATTAGCAATGTTGTTTAGTTCTGGTATGCTGGCAGTTGTGTCGCCCATCACACGATGAAAACTGGTGTCAGGAAAGTCTCGACAAATGGTCACAAGTTGTCTGGACCAATTGCCTGTGAATGTGGGCAAACTTGAACTTTTTTTGTAGAATTCTGTGTCAGCATACACATTGTTGAACTTGTTGTTGGCAGTTGGTCCCATGTCAAATCCAATGAGATACACTGCTAGATGCCGATCCAATGCCGCAATGGCCACAGCAATGGGACCTGAACTAAATCCAAAATAACTTTGTGGCACAGTTCTTGCACCCAGTCCAGGCAAGGGTTTTCGAGTATACATGGTATGTTCCTGTGCATACCCAGCATTTTGAATGGTTTGTGCAATACCCTTGTCTGTGCTGATCAACACGTCTGGCGCAAATTCTCTGTACAAGGCATTGCATCCGTAGATTTTTCCACGTTGCTTTAACTGATTTAAATCCACTTGCAATCGGCTGACACCGTTGCCCAATACAAATGCTGCACTCATAAAAAATCCCCCCTGTATGTATCAGGGAGGACTTGGGTGCGGCACAAATTAGGAAGTAACGTTGTCCACAATGGCCAGATCCAACAGATTTTGTTGGCCTGCAGTCACGGTGCCAGTGTTGGCAGCGGCTGTGGTTCCAGACTTGATAACTGTGCCTTCATCAGTGAAGAAGTTGGTGGCATACCGTTTGTCCGCAACCACTGACGTGGCTGCATAGGTTGACCCACCAGTCCAGTCCAGCAAAAACTTGTTTGTGAGTTTGCTGATTGTGGTAGCGGTACTATCACCTGTGGTAAAAGTAATAGCCATGAGTCCAGCAGCAGGAGTCACATCGTCATCCAGCACACACACACCAACTAAGTTGGCTGTACCAGTGCCTGCGCCAACTGCTGTAGCAGTGAAAATTGTCCCTACACCGTAGTTGGTAGGGGCACCACAGGCCACCCAGTCAGTTGTACCAACTGCGACAATCATGTAAGCAAGCCCAACCACCATGTCTTCGTCAGCAATGCTGGTAACATCACCAACTAGATACTTGTGACTACCTTTTTGACGGATAATGTATCCTTGAGCAACACCGGCACTACCAGTAATGTTAACAATGACGTCAACTCTGGGGTTGGTTGTAGTAGGTGTATCAGTTGGGGCTGCACCGCCCACAACACCCAAATATTCAGTGGTGTTTAGTGTGTTGGCAGTGTTGACTACAGGTGCAGTCAATGATCCAAAGTTAGGAAAGCCAAGATCCACACCAACGGCCGCGCCGCCATTGCCAGATCCGGTGCTTGATTTTTGTATTTTAAGAGGACGTCCCATTTTTGTTTCTCCTTATAGAAGTCCGATGCGAGTTCTAGTCGCTACGCGGCGGGTTAAACCGCATAAAACGCAGAATTGCGTTGACAAGTATTTATGGATGTAGTAAAATAATAAACCACACTGTATTATACTGTAAATATTGCATGGACTCATCACAACTCATCGAAGAAGGCAATCAATATCGTGCCAACAATCAACCTGCGCAGGCACTACAATGTTACACATTGGCCATGTGCCAGGATCCAGATTCTGCCGCAGCATTCAACAACTACGGCAATGTCATGAGAGAAATGGGGCAACCGCGCAGAGGCATACCGTTTTTGGAACACGCTGCCATACTTGATCCCAACAATGTTACTGCACGTTTTAACTTGGCTGTGAGTTATTTGATCCAAGGCGACTATGCCCGCGGATGGCCTGCATACGAAGCACGTTGGGAATACGAACACTTGGCAGGTAGTTTGCCACAACATGCTCAACCTCGTTGGACTGGACAAGATTTAAAAGACAAAAGTATTCTTGTGATAGGTGAACAAGGGCATGGAGACAACATACAGTTTTGCAGATTTTTATTCAACCTGCATGCTGCTGGTGCAAAAATCTTGTTCCAGGTAACAGATGGAATGATTCCACTGCTGTCTAATGCCAGTATCATCAACTGGGTTGGTAGGTACACCGACGAGCCTCCTGAGTTTGACTACTGGGTGCCCATCATGAGCATACCAGGTGTGCTGGGAGTTACTATAGACAATCTTCCACGTCCTATTAGTTATATTAACGCACAAGAATCACAGGTGAAAGAATGGCTACAGCGCATGGGTCCTAAAACACGCATGCGTGTGGGATTCAGTTGGTCGGGACGTAGAGATGCCTGGCTGAACAAACACAAAGGTGTGCCGTTTGAAACCATGCTAGAGTTGGTCAAAAGCAATCCTGACTACGAATGGATCAACCTGCAGGTAGATGCTACAGACGAAGAGTCTGCTGCCATGGCTGAGGCCGGTGTTACCATGTATCCAGGAAGTATCTCTAGTTTTGCAGAAACTGCGGCACTAATAATGTGCCTAGACGTTGTAATTTCAGTGGACACTGCTGTTACACACTTAGCAGGATCATTAGGGCGGCCTACCTGGTTGATGTTGCAATGGTTTGCCACAGACTGGCGATGGATGTTAGATCGTGATTCAAGTCCTTGGTATCCTACTACAAGGATATTCCGTCAGCCCTCAATGGGAGATTGGACAAGTGTTACCAAGAAGATAGCACAATATCTAACTTGGTTCAAAGTATAGCCAACAAAAAAGGGCCTTGCGGCCCTTTTTGTTCCTTCCCATCCCTGGAAAAGATTCTCTGATTAGGAGAATGAAAGGTTAGACACAGCGATCTCACCAACATAGTCACCAGCATTGCCGAAGCTAGATGCAGTGTTTGTCAGTTCGATGTAACCATAACGTGTCATGAATGACACAACTGGTTCGAATGTGCTTGGATCCAACACAACGCCTGAAGACATCAATGGGATGTATGGGCAGTAGAATGCTGGTGCATCTGCTTCTGAAGAACCTTTGTAACCAACCAATACGCTT